AGATTACGAAAAGCAGTTGGCCGAAATAAAAATACTCTTAACGGAAGCACTTTGGCAGCACAAAACAGGAATGATTGATATATCCGAGCACACCTTCAGACAAGTTGTTCTTGAAATTTCTATTCATGAGACTAGGATCCGAACGATTAAAGTTGCAGATCTTCTTGGATTCGAGCCAGATGTTAATCTCTAAAAAAAGATTGGCAAAGAAGCCCAGAAATACAAGACATCGTTGTTCTCAAATGCTGAACACATGACTAATGAGTTTGACGAGAGTAAGAGAAAAAATCGAAAGCACCGTGTAAAAAATCTTGAAAAGTTTGGTTTTGAAACAGGTAAGCTTTACCGATTCAGTGGTCGATTCCGCAAGGTGTATCGTACACCAAATATTCACTCGACGAGCTATGAAGAGCGATTAGATAACTACAAGATTCGAAAAGGTGATCATATCATTTTTTTCGATGCGGATTTGTGGCGGTCTTCATCAGTCAAAAGAAAGTTCGTCAAGGCTTCACAGGTAGAAAAGGTGAAGAAAGAACTTCAAGGAAAAGGTTTTAAGATTATGAAGGTGGAACCGTATTCAATTAGTCGATACCGTCGCACCCCACTTCCACCTGGAACAGTAGCAAAGAATTATTATATTTCGTATTGTAACAACGAAGAAAAATACAGTGGAAGACTTTATATTGGTCACGGAGAAAAGTTCGGATGGATCAACATAGTTCAACTGGAAAAAGAACAAATTTTAGGTCAGTTTGAAAAGGTTGACATCTAGAGAGTAAGAGGTTTACAGTGGTAAACGTAGAGTGGAGAAAATTCAAATCATGGTCCGGCTGCAAAGTGTCTGGTGTTAAACAGTTCAAGCTCGACGACGAACAACAAAAGAAGCACATGTGGCGGGCTGTTTGGCTAACCGCTCAAGTCGAAGGTGGAGGTAGATTTGGCGCTGTGCAGTCTTATGATGGCGCAGGTATCTCAGCAGGTCTCGAACACAAAATTGCAGTATTACCAGCAACAATGAAGCAAGGTTCGCTTTGGGGGTTACTTCGAAAGATGGAAGTGAACTCACCTTGTCAAGCACTTGACAATCTTTGGGACGCTTTAAAACAAGAGAAAATGTACATTGCCCAAGATGGGACCTTGAGACACCTGGAAAACGGCAGGTTGATTACGGCGGAAGAAATCAGAAATTTGGTTGCGCCACCTGGCGGCAAAGTTCCCCGTTCAGGCCCAAACTGGGAAAAGGCTAAAAAGTGGGCAATTTTGTTTCATGAGTTATTTGCTGATGAGAAAACATATGAAACTCAAGTAAACTCAACAATTGAATATCTTGTAAGTAACAATGAAAAGGACGAGGCCGCAGCCTATAAGGTTTCTTGTGGCGTTGAGCACCCAACTGTTGTTAGATACGGTGAAAACATAACACCCGAGCTAGATCTTGCTTGGTGTGTTTATCATGCCTATACGCCAAATGCTCCGAACAAGGCAAAACAGCGATTAGCAGCATCCAGACCCGATGGCTCTAAAGAATGGCCTAAGAAGACTGATTAGAACTTTAGGTACAACCAATTATGGTCGTTGGCATGATACTTTCGATGGTGGAAATCGTTATGACAACACCAGAATCAGTGCAATGCGAAGTGGTTTATGGCCAGAAAATCTGTTTTCTGGACCAGACGCCATCATGCCAAAAGATTTGTGATTGGATAATTATCCACCAATTTACAACGAAACGACGCTATGTTACACAGCGTCGTTTGGAGTTTTTGATGGAGATATCGATTAAGCCACCAGACAACAAAAAGACAAAGTCTGGAAAAAAAAGAAGTCCAAGATTAGGACTGCCCGCTCCTCAAACAGCATTGGCTTTCAAGAAAGCTGAGATACGTCAGTTGGCATTTCGACGGAACTTCAAGCTCGAATTGTTGCCTAAAACTGCGGAACATGTTGAAGTTCTTGTTACGGATGGTCGTAACAAAAAGCACATTGTTCAATATTTTGACAGAAATAGAACCGCTGCATGCTGCTCTTGTGATGATTACGTACTTGATGAAGCAAGAATGTGTCTGCATGTAGCAGCCATCGAAAACCTTCTAGATTTCCCCGTTCATTATACGAGAAATAAAGATTACCATAAATGGTGTAATATTTTCCGTATCAGGTTGGCCAGAACGCCCAAGCGTTATATCAAAAGTATGACTTTTGGGACGCTTACAAAAATAAGAATGTCGAATTTGGGANAACGTGGTCCTGCCGTCGAGACTGTATCAACCAAAACTTACAAGAAAATACAGAGACAAAGAAAGAATAGTAAAGTGAAGTATCTTCCTACACCTAATGATGAAGGGCTGTTGGAAGGTGTAACACTGTATGATTATCAGAAGGACATATTTGCTAAAATGCTCACAGCACAGAGAGCAGTTTGTTCTATGTCTATGGGTCTTGGAAAAACTTTGACGACCATTGCCTGTTATGCTTTTGTTGACAAGCACAAGCCAGGGGCAACTATGTTGGTCATTGCCCCAAAGTCTTTACGCTACCAATGGGGAAATGAAATCAAACGCACCTGTGGTAAGGAAGTTCTCCAAATTGAAAAACCTAAAGATTTGGAGAACTTTACAGATTTTGATGTAGTTGTAGTGACATATCAATTCTTGACAAGACATATCAAGAAACTTGCCAAACCAAAGTGGGACATGATAGTCATTGATGAAATTCAATTCGTTAGAAATAAACAAACAAAGTCGTGGAAAGCATTAAACCAATNGAAGTCAGATTTCATCTTTGGACTATCTGGAACTGTTATTGAGAACAATCTAGACGATCTCTATTCAGTAATGGAGATAATCAATCCTGGAGCACTTGGGCCACTGTGGAAATTCAACCACTTGTTTCAAAATCTCAAGATTCAATCCAGGACCAAGCTAATCTATTCTGGAGTCAAAAATCTTGACATGCTACAAGATCGACTCAAAGACCATATTTTTTCATATAGCAAACTTAATTTGCAACCTNTTCAACACCAAGTTGTCAATATACAGATTTCACAGGCACAACGTTCATATCACGATTCTGCATACGAAGAAGCCAAAGTGTTGATTGCAAAAATACTGAATGGTCAAAGCTCTTTCAGACTAAAAATTATGGTGCAAGCCCTATTGCTAAAAGCAAGACAAGCCTGCAATACCGAAGAACTATTAACAAAAACTGTATCAAAACCATCTCCAAAGATTCAAGAATTCGTCAAACTAGTTGACACCGTTTGCAACCAAGGAAATGAAAAATTGGTTGTATTCTCTGATTGGGTGGAAATGTTAAAGATTTGTGACAGGGAAGTCAAACATAAATACAACATTTCTACTGTCTTCTTTACTGGTGAACAGAACAGTAAGCAACGTGAAGATGCTGTAAAGAAGTTTCAATCTGACCCAAATACCAAAGTTTTCTTTGCCTCCAACGCTGGAGGTGTTGGTTTAGATGGTTTGCAACTTGCTGCCCGACATATAGTACATACAGATATTCCTTGGAATCCAGCTATCATCGATCAAAGAAATGGAAGACTGCATAGAATTCTGCAACAAAACAATGTGGTGGCCTATTATTTGATGACTACTGGAACCATAGAGGAACATGTATATGGTTTATCACAAGACAAGCGGAATGTAAGAACACAGACTCTAGCAAAATTCAATTTACAATGTTCGTTAGAGTCTCTAACATAGGCTAACGACGTTAGACATCGTTATCGTTTGCGTCTAAGATGTTTGCTACATGAACATTAACATGTGGGAGAAATTATGACTAGAAAAGACGCAATCAAAAATCTTGGTATTGTAAAAATTTGGGACCTCCTTGAAAACGGAATTAAGAAAAATGGTATCGCAAATCTAAGCGATGTGGTAAAGGAGGTTGATATTAAACCATCCGGGGAATTAAACAAATTTATTTTGAAATTAATCGCCACTGAAATGGCGCCTCCTCCAGAAAGAATTCCAACATATCAATGTGATTATGTTTTTATTCCCAATATAAAGGATTACAAATCACAGCCAAAACAAGCTATAAAAAAGAAAATAGAAAGTAATGAAAATTTATTTTCTACTCAAGGTTCATTCATATCCGCCTTGGATGCAGTATCTGCAAATGACTTAGTCAATATGGTGAATGAACTTACTGCTTTTGGGAGCAAACAAATTAAATGGAAGGAACTCTATGAGCAAATAGGGATGAAATCTAAACCAGGCGGTTGGTGGTCGGATGAAGTTCTGAGGAAAATGGAAGTTGCAAATAATCCTCCAAACATAGTAAAGAGTAGAAAAAAGAATTACCAATTAATAAATGGTAGATATGTTCTACAAAAAAACAATTTAGATGCCGGTTTTCAGACAAACAAACAAGAAGATTTACATCGAGCGAAACAAGAAAATAGGCCCATTAAAATGGATTTTGATGACTTTTTTAAAGAAATGGACAAACTCCCAAGTGAACGAATTGGGACAACTAACAGTGTTGCGTATTTGATGATAGAGCATGATCATAATCGTAAAAAAATCGATCTAAAAGGCGGCGAAGGTCAAACCTCTGAAAGAATAGACAAGTATAATGAAAAGGATGACCGTCGATTTGGAAATGCATATTTTATAGTGGCAAGTACCCCAAGTCATAAACAAGAAGAAAAAAGAATTTGTAGCATGTGCAAACGTCTTGGTTTTACACCAAAATTTGGTTGTACGGATAGATTTTCTACTTGTTCTCCTCAAGCCATTGAGGAGTTTTATAGATTAATTCCATTTTTACTACCTTCAGAAGTTTTAAAGACCCAAATTTTCTACCTTGATGCTCCTGAGAAGAAATGGTTTGATTCAAAAAAATCATCTGAAGAAACTCTTCAATTTATCATGAATAAAAGTTTAGAATGTGTGATTTGACGACATGACATTAAGTCAAAAACAGATAGAAAATTTGAATAAACACAACGAACGGCAGAAAGTAAAGCGAGAAATACGTCGTCACAAAATTTGTGCTCGATGTTCAAATTCATTTCGAGACACTTCCAAACGATTGTCACAAAGAACATGCAGTTTAGAATGTTCTCGTGAATGGGGTGTTGCAAAAAGAAAAGAAAACGGTTCATATAAACGAACCCAAGAACAAAACAATAAAAAAGTTGCGAGTCTCGCAAAATTACAAGCAGTTGGCAAATGCAAAATTTCAAATGAAAAAAAACAAAAACTATCTAAACTTCTTAAAAACCGTTGGGCAACAAGAAAAATGCACAACAATTGCAAGGAAGCAAACATAGAAAAGTATGGTGTTGTTCATCACATGAAAACACCTGAACATCGGGCTAGAAATTCGAAATTGCATAAAGGTAAAATTGTTTCAATTGAAACTAGAAAGAAATTGAGTTTAAATGCGCAAAAACAGACACATAGATTTTCTCGATGTAGAGGTGGCTACAGAGAAGACCTGGGATGTTATTTTCGATCTTCTTGGGAAGCCAATTACGCTCGTTTGTTGACTTATTTAGGAATTAAATGGGAATACGAAGCCAAAACTTTTGATTTGGATAAAGGGCTAACCTACACGCCAGACTTCAAACTTTCAGAAAACCATTTTGTGGAAATAAAAGGATGGATGACCCAGAAAAGTAAAGAAAAACTGAACAAGTTTAAAACTTTATACCCATATGTCAATTTGGAACTCATACAGAGAAACAAGTATAGAGAGCTGTGTCAACAGTTTGAAAACTTAGTTCCCAATTGGGAGAAAATATCTACATGAAAAAAGACAGGCCAACAAAATTTGTGGGTTTGCATTCACATTCAACATTTTCGATTGGGGATGCTATCGGCATGCCCCAAGATCATATTGATTTCGCCCGTGAAAATGGTATGGATGCGATTGCGCTTACCGACCATGGAAACATGAACGGGTATTCACATCAGTATTTTCACAATCAAAAGCTGAAGAAAGATGGCATCCTCTTCAAGGCGATTCCAGGAATCGAAGCTTATTTCGTAGATTCACTTAGAAAGTGGTCTGAGCTTTATGAGACAGACAGAGAGAAAAAGCGCCTAACCAAACTAGCAGCAAAGGGCGACTCTGAAGCTGCTGAAGCACTTAGACGCCAACAAGAACTCCTTGGTGATCCATTTGCTGAAACCAAAACACAAATGGATGATGATCTGGCTGGAGGTACGGTTGTTGAAAACGAAGAAGAATCCAAGTCTAACAAGTACAAGGATCCTCTCAAGCAGAGAAACCATCTTGTGCTTCTGCCTAAAAATCGAGAAGGACTACAAGCTCTGTTTCAGCTTGTGACCGAGTCATATGTAAATGGCTTCTATCGATATCCTCGAATTGACCTTGATCTTCTGAAGAAGTATTCCAAGGGTAACATCATTGCTCTGACAGCCTGCATCGCAGGTGTCCCCGCAAGAAAAGTTTTCGACCATCAAACCGAACCTGATTGGGAAAAGTGGGGACCTACCCAAGAGAACTTCGAACAGATTCAGAAAGATCTGAAGGAAATGGTCGATCAATTCAAGTGGGCTCTTGGAGACGAGAACTACTATCTTGAAATTCAATTCAATGCGCTCGGCGCCCAGCATTTGGTAAATCAGCATCTAATCGAGTGTAGTAAGCGGACTAGCACGCCACTTGTTTGTACAGTAGATGCCCATTACTCCCATCCGGATCACTGGAAAGAGCGTGAAATCTATAAGATGATGGCTTGGGCATCCAAGGGTCAGGAGATGGATAAGGCTAAACTCCTCAGCGTATAGACGAACTCAAGTGTGAACTTTATCCGAAGAACGCCCAGCAAGTTTGGGATTCTTACAAGGCATATACTAAGAACAAGGGCTGGGACTTCTATGACGATAACGTCGTCAGGGAAGCAATTGAACGTTCTTGGACCATAGCACACGAGCAAATCGAAGACATAGAACCAGACACCTCGGTTAAACTTCCGGCAATTCCTCACATTGTTGATGAATGCAATATGAAATCTATTTCCGACAAGTTTGGTGATGAAACAGACGAAGACAAGATCGCTTTCAAGAGCTAAAGCGACAGGCTATAGAAGGCTTGAAAGCAAGGGGATTTGCTACAAATCAAGAGTATATTGATAGGCTCAAGCATGAGTTGCTTGTCATCAAGCATCTAAAGTTCGCCAAATATTTCTTGACATACTCCAAAATCATGGAGATTGTTTCTGAACACATGTTGATTGGAAATGCTCGTGGTTCTGCTGGTGGTCTTTGTTGTCTTATGTACTGAACATTACACAACTCAATCCGATAAAACACGAACTCTCTTCGAACGTTTCCTTACGCCTCATAAGAAGGGTTTCCCAGACNTTGACTCTGACTTTGCTGACCGAGAAAAGGCAGTGAAGATGATCACAGAGCACTTTGGAGAAGAAAACGTTATCCCAATTTCAAATTTCAATCAGTTGCAACTCAGATCCTTAATCAAGGACTTGTGTCGATTGAACGGTGTTCCATTCGAGAAGTTGAACAAATACACAAAGAAAATCGAGGCAGAAGCTTTGTCCGGAAGCGAANGAAGAAGCCTGGATTCGATGCCCAGCAGTGGACTCTGACATATGATGAAGCTGATGACAAGTCTCCGACATTCAGAGAATTGATGAAGCAATATCCGGATCTTGAAACGCACATAAAGGTGCTCTTCAAGCAAATGAGAAACGTATCTCGACACGCTGGGGGTGTTATCATCACAGAAAATCCAGAGAAGCACATGCCTATTATCAAAAGTGGTGGCGTGCTTCAAACACCTTGGCAGGAAGGATTGAANCTTCCGTCATCTTGAAGGATTTGGTCTGTTGAAGTTNGATATTCTTGGCCTCGGAACGCTTCGAATGTTTGAAAACTGTATTAGGCGTATCTTAAAGCGTGAAGGGAAGAAATATCCAACCTTCAGGCAAGTAAAACAGTGGTTTTATGAAAATCTGCATCCAGACAACAATGAAATGGATGACATNAGAGGTTTACAAGAATNTGTATTGGGAAGGCAATTGGGCTGGAGGTGTTCCAGTTTGTTCAGCCTCCGGTGCAACAATTCGTCAAGAAGATGAAACCTGAAAGCATCCTGGATATTGCTACAGCGACCTCCATTTTCCGACCAGGTCCACTAGGAATCGGTGCTGATAAGCTTTACTTGAAGAACCGTTCAAACCCAGGTGCTATTATCTACAAGCATCCCTTGCTTAAAGACGTGTTGACACCAACGTGTGGCTTGATTGTGTTCCAGGAGCAGCTTCAGCTTAATCTACCATAAGTTTGGCTGGTGTTCC